AGCCTGCACCGTTTCGGATGGTGCGATCTCGCTTGAGATCAGCGTCCAACGCTCGCTGTTCGCTCCCTGAATGTTCGTCGCACCCAGTGCAGGCAAGGCGAGCAGATGATTGTGGAAGCCATAAGTCGGCGTGATGCGTGTGCCGCTCGATAGCATCGAATCGCCGATGAGCCTGTCGATGATCGTCTCAAGCCGTGATGTGCCCTCGGTGTCATCGTCGTACACGGTGAAGGTGATCTCGCATCGACCTTCGAGGCCGTCGAAGGCGTTTGCGTCGGCGCTCCATGTCACGCCGTAGACCAAGAACGGATAGGTCAGGCCGCTCGGGTTTGCCTTGTTGAAGCTTGCGCCTCCTGCCAGAGGCGTCTTCCATGTCGATGTGCCGCTGTCCCAAAGCGTCGTGTCGGCTTTGAGTCTGGTGAGTACCGCTCTTGCGACGACTGCTGCGTTCATATCTTGAACTCCACGCCGAACACTCGCTTGATGTAGTGCTCGACTCCACCCTTGAAGTACCGAAGCGACTCGGGGCCTTTGATGCGATCAAGCGTCGGTTGCACATATGGTCGCTTCTTGATCGTCACCGACTTCGCAAGCCTGAAGACGGGCTCATTCTTCGGTGTCACTCGCACACGCTTGCCCGATGCGTCCTTGTAAAACCCGGCGTTCTGCGTGAATCGACCCGTCAGATACATTCTGCCGCTCTTCAGTTTCTTGAGATCGAAAGGATAGTTTCGCAGGCTTCCCTGCTTCACTTCCGAGAAGCGCCTCGCCGCATCGTTGACAGGCACCACAAGATACTTCGCTCGCTTTGGTCGAATCACGCCGCCACGGTCGAGGATCTTTGCGTATACCGCATCGCTCCAAACCTCGGCGCTGATGTCGCCCTTCGGCCTGACTTGAATCGAACGGCGCAGGAAGCCTCGGCGAATGTTCGGCGGCATTCCCGGCGCTGACGATGTGTATCGGCCCGTCCTGCTGAAGTTGTCACGCATCGAGTTCTGCGCAAGCTTTGCGACGGCCATGTTGCCACGCTTCACGCCTTCACGGACGAGACCCTGAAAGATCTTCATGTTCCTGAAGTCGAAGCGTGCCAAGCATCACACCTCTCTGAAGACATTCATCTGGTACACGACATCATTCGAGCACAGATTCAAGAACTCGCCGTCCGTCTGATAGTCCACGCCGTCGATCGTGATCTTGCTGATGTGATTCAGCTGCGATGCAGGAATCGCCGCATCGCTCGTGGTCTTCGGCATCAAGTACAGAGTGAACAGCGTGCGGCCTGTCTCTTTCTTGTAGATGGCTGATTCGTTCGAGCTCGACGGCTGCAGGCAGCAGAGCACCGTCAGCGTCGTGTTGGTCGTTTGATCCCACGAACCCGCAGTCTCTTGCGAAGTCTGCCGGACTGTGATCGTCGCCGTCTGACGCATAAACCAGATCGGCAGCGGCATCGAGCTGATGGGTAGGAATGGCATTAGCCGTTGACCCTCGCACTACAGAAAGGATCGAGCAAGTCGGCGTTCGCCTGCGCTGCGATCTGTGGTGATGCGTATGTGACTGACCAGCTGCCGAGCGACTGCGATGCGATGCCGTTGTCTTTGCGGATCGAGGCGTACAGGCCGTCAACCATTCGGAAGATCGCAGTCTTGAGATCCGCAGGCGGTGCGCCCGTCACATAGACCACACGCACACGCTGGAAGCTTGGCCGCCAGTCCCAGTTGCTGATCACGCCCGTATTGTGGTAGGTGTCGATGAAGACTCGATTATTCTGCGCACCATTCCAACGTACAATGCCGCTGTCAAGCTCGGCGTAGTAGTCGGTCGAGTCGATCGCATTGCCGAGCGTGTTGTCAAGGTTGAACGGCGTGATGCTCGTAATGCTTGTCAGCGGGAACTCGTTCAGCTGCATCTCGTAGCTATCGACTGTGTAGTCCTCGGTGCGTGTCGCCGCCTCGAATCCGTTGGACAAGTCACGCCCGCAGTAGCGCCGCACAGCGGCGTGCGCTGAGTCGAGCAACACCTGCAGTCGTGTGTCGTCGGTCGATGTCGTGATGCCTGCCCAAGTCTTATAAGCGGCAAGGTTGACGATCTCACCCATGACGATCTCCTATCAAGCGAACGGAGCGTAAGCCATCGGCACATAGCTGATGAAGGCAGCTTCGAGTTGCACAGCGCCTGCGCCCGTGACAGATGCGGGAGTCGTCGTGAGCGCCATCACCCACTTGCATCCACGCAGATCGAACCCGCAGCCGATCGAAAGGCCCGTGCCTGATTGCTCGCCAGTGATCGTGCCGTACTTGTACACGCTGTCTCGAATGTCGTCGCTCGCTCCGGGTGTCATCGTGAATGTCGTGCCCGTTGTGCCGCCGCTTGTCGATGTGTCCAGTCGCGCCCATCGAATAGAGCCGGTATTGTTGAAGACTCCCGTCGATTCGGTGAAAGCGGAATCGTCGCCGTATGCGCCGTACACGATGCACGCAGGCGAAGTCGCCGCCGCCGAGATCGCTGTTGCATAGCGAACTCGAAGCAGTACACGGTTTGCATTCTGAGGCACACGCAGCGGCGTGACGTTCGAGTCCGAGTATGTTCCCGGCTGCACGAGTACCGTGCTCGCCGGGGCCGCCGCCTTCAGATCCGCATGGATGATCGTCCAGTCAGTCTGAGCGAATCCGGGATACACGATGTTCCCTGCCGAGATATCAAGTCCAAGTCGTTTGCCTGCGCCCATAGTTAGCCTCGCACCGTTTGGGGTTTGCCTGTCTTCTGATACTCATCGAGATGCTGATTCAGCACTCGCCACTGGTTGTCCACCCAAGATACCATGACCTGAAGATGCCCGACATTCACCCGTGGCGTGACGTAGGTTTGGCTGACCGTGTTGAGCTTGTGCCAGAACGCCACATCAGCATCGACTCGCCCGTTGCCCCATGTGCCGTCAGGCGCAGGGACATGATGAAGCCAAGGCTTCGACATCTTGCGCAGTACGCTCGTGCGCATGATCGTCAGGCCGAAGTGCGCTGATTTCACATGGAACAGATCGCCGCCAAGCTCGGCCTCGGTGATCGGGTTATGCTCGTTGCGAGCGATCAGCGGGATACCCTCGCCGCCTCGCTTGGCTTGCAGCGCAGCGATCGCTCCCGCCTCGGGATACAGATCCATCAACGTCACCAGTCGCTCGATGTCCTCGGGCGTGAAGACCGTGTCATAGTCGATCGTCAGCACGTACTCCTTGTCGAGTCCGGCTTCAAGCGCTCGCTCCATCGCCTGATCGAAGTACGCTCCCGTCATGCAGCGATAGCTCAGGCCCAACGCCACGCAAGCCATCGTCGTATTGTCTCGGTTGTATGTCCAGTTGAGTCGTGGCATCGTGCAAACGACCGTGACACGACTGCCTAGCTCGGCGCTCTTCGCAGGCTTGTAGCCTTCGAGATTGAGCGAGCAGTTCATACTTGCGCAGTCCGTGGTGCTCGATGCCCAACGCTGAAGCGCAAACAGGCCCGCCTTCTCCATCTGCCAGCGCAGACCAGCCTCGTCGAACAATGCGCCATGCACATCGTTCTCATCTTGCCTGCCGCCTAGCACGATCGACTGCACAGGCACATCGCCTGCACCTTCAAGATATTTCTGCGCACACCATCGGAAGTCAGGCACGGCGATGCGAATCCTGCCGCCGGGCTTCAGCACTCGCACCCAGTCGTTCAGGACTTCTTGCGTCTTATTGTACGGGAAGTGCTCAAGCACGTGAGATGCATAGATCTCATCGACGCTTTCGTCCTTGTACGCCAACGGGTACACCTCGCTCCCGAGCTTCCGATCAATCGGCGTGAAGCCTTCAAGGTGCGAGTCGCCTGCGCCTAAGTTGAGGCGCACTTTCTCTGATGCCGTCATGCTGTTCCTTTCACTCACTCAGATTCACTCAACCGATAAACTCCGCACGCCGATTCCTCGGACGTGCGGAGTGAAAGGAAAGCATCAGTTCGTATCGGCAGCCGAAGCGGTCGCCGCAGCGCCTGACTCGGAAGCCGAGTTCGGCGACTGAGCAGGATTGAACGCATCAACCACAAATACGGGCAGGTTGTAGTTGGTCGTCGCCGGGACTTGGTAGCGGACGAACGCATAGGCGTGCTTGTTCTTGTGCAGGTTCAAGCGGGTCACGCTGCCGAAGCTGGTGTTGTTGTGAACGCCGAGCACGAACTGCGAAGTGCTCGCCGTCGAGTTGGTCGTGCCGACCAGACCGTTGACAGCAGTAGCGCTGGAGAAGGTCGTGGTGTCGCCGACAAGCACATCGAGCGTAGCCCACTTCGCCGAAGCTGAAGAGTTGGTCGCCGCTTGGTGGATGCACTTGATCTGCACAGAGTCGAAGCCTGCGATGTCGAACGGGCCAGCCGAAGCTGTGGCGTTCGTCGCAACCGTCGCCGAGGGAGTCACGACGATGGATTTGCTGAGAGTTCCGAGAACCATAGATTGATCTCCTTGTGTGAGAGTTTACAGATTAGGTGGTTTCGAGTGCGACGATGTTGCCGTAAGTCGAGCCACGACCGTCACCGTGGATAGCGATCGCCGCACGAGCGGTCGCACGCCAAGTCCAAGTGTCGGTGTTGAAGGCGTAGTGCTCGCTCGAAGCGATCGTCAAGTCACGACGCTCGCCGACGATAGAACCGCCGACGAAGTCGCCGATGTACACGCTCTTCGTGGTCGAGGCCGAAGCGGTCGGCATGACCTGCGAGAAGTAGACCGGGTAGCCAAGGAAGGACGCATCAGCGCCGGCGAGCGCCGGGCCTGCGAGATCCTTGAACTGACTCGTCGCCTTCTCCAGACGCAGCATGACTTGGAAGTAGAACTGACGGCTGCACACCATGGCGATGCGCGAGGAGTCCACGTTCTCAAGCGATCCGAGCGCCTTGGTGAAGTCGGCGCTGGTGATCGCTGACCAAGAGGTTCCCGAGGCATCGACATACGCAGCGGACGGGAGCGCATTCTTGAGGCCGATGTAGCCGCCGTAGGTGCTGGTGCCGTCGCCGTTGAAGTACGCCTCGTCGATCGCCTTGTCATACGCTTCACGCATCGAGGCGGCGAGATCGTCGGCAACGCTCACCGCAGCGTCGTCAAGCAGCTCGTTCGAGGCCTGCATCAGAAGCTGAAGCTTGCGAGCGGCGAGCTCGACATTGTCGTATCCGTTGTTGCTGACGCTCGTGCTCTGGCCTTCGCCCGCCCAAGACATCGTGGCGATGCCGGTCTTGCGAGGCACACGGGTCAGATCACGGGCCATGCGAACCACATTCGCAACCTTGCGGGCCGTGCCGTAAGGCTCGGTGGCGTAGATCAACTGAGCGACGAACTCCTCGGGCACGAGGTAACCGCCGAGGGTGTTGTCGAACTCGACTTGGCCCTTCTTGGCGATCTCGATGTCGTTGGACTTCTGAGCATAGTTCTTGCCTCCCATGATCGAGAGGCGAGCGGTTGCGCCGAAGATCTCGGCCTGATCCGCATCGACGAAAGCCTTCTTCGGCTTCGCATCGTACATCTTCTTGCTGATGTCGGACTTCATTGTCTTCTCCTTGATGATTGCGGCAGGAACGGCTCCGGCGTTTACGAGCGCCGATGCCGCCTGTCGTGCCTGCTCACGCAGGGCTTCGTTCTCTTGTGAAAGTGTCTCGATCGACTTGATATCGGTTTCGACCTGAGCGACGGGCTCAGGTTCCACGGGCTTCGCCGCAAGTGCAACGAGATCGAGATCGTTGCCGTCAGCGTCGGCGAGCGTGATTGATTTCGACGCAAGATATCCCTGCACGGACGCGGCGTCGGTGTCGCTGCCCGTGTAGCCTTCCTTCTTCGCAAAGTTCAGCACTTTCGACCAGTCCATTGACAGGCCTCCTAAGTGTGCGTGTGCCACTCTTGAGACGCTGTGCAGGATCGTGGGGCTTATCGCCGCCGTCCTCGGACTTTGCCGCAGAGACAAGAATCAGAATAACAAGCTCAGAGAATAACCACTCGACGCATCGCCTTAGCCGGCTCTGATTGCGTCATCGGAACCATGTCGCTCTGGCAATCCTGATTCATCGGCATCGCCGTGTAGCTGACTTCGAGCAGCTTCCACGCACGAATGATGCCTCGTGCATTCGGATACGCCTTGCGCTCTTCGGCAGTCGGCGCTGACGCATCAAGAACCTCGAAGCCGATACTCATGCCGATGTTGCCTGCCTCGGCCAAGCTCTGCACTTGATTGCGATACGGGTTCTCGGGATTGTTCACGAGCGCACCACGCAGCAGCCAGCCTTGCGGCGTCATCTTCATGTTGCGCATCTTGCCTACGGCCTTCATGATGTCGTACTCGTGATCCACGAACAGCGTGCGATTCTTTGAGAAGTACGATGTGTCAGCGCCCTCGGGCAGCACGACTTCGCCTTCCATGTCTACGGTATTGCGTGTCGCCCATGACAGGATCTCGAACGGCCCGGCCTTCGTCGGCATCGCCAGCTCTGGCGCACCGTGTACGTTCTTGATTGCGATCTTGCCCGCCGCCTTGTATCCCTTGTCGGTCAAGTGCTTAGTCATGCGCTCGATAGCAGCGCCGATGTATTCGCTGTTCATTCTGACATCTCCTCGATGTTGACACACACGCAGTTCGGATGCACGTCGCTCGGTGCCATGATCGGCATCTTCACTGTGTACGCCTTGCCGTCTGTTCCGATGATCGTCTCGCCCGGCCTGTAGTACGGCTGACCGATCGGTATCGCATTGTTCTTGCCGAACGTCGCCGCAGCCGCTTGGCACAAGCCGCACGGGTTGCCGCCCAAGCTCCAGTACTTCTTGTCGAAGCCAAGCTCCTCGGCCTGTTTCATCGAACCGTGCGCATAAGCACGAGCGGTCTCGGTGCGTGCCACGACTTCGGCACGGTTCTCGGGCATGTTCGCCACTTCGTTCGTGATGCGCTCTTGCAACTGGTTCAGCGTGAAGCCTTCGAGCTTCTCGCCCTTCACAAGCTCACGGTCGATCGCATTGCGCAGCTGATCCTTCATTGTGTTCGTCACGCCCTGCACTAGCTCGAAGTTGTACTTGGCGATGTAGTCACGGGCCGGATTCGACGACAGCGGCGGCACATCACGCATACCCGATGCGTCAAGCCTCGCCGATGCGCCTGCCTCGAACGCTCGCTCGATGACTCGCTTGGTCACTTCTTCGAGCTTCTTCGGATCGAACGCCGACTCGTCGAACTTGCCGTCCATGCCAAGCGAGCTGATCGCATTGAGCAGCGCCGATTGCATCCACAACTCGAGCGCACGCTTGATCTCACGCTGCATCTTCTCGCTCGGCGTGAGGCGATCCTCGTCGTCGGGTGTCGCCTTGATGTCGATGCACTTCGAGCATGTGCACTCTGCAGCGTCGATCGGCATCGGCTCGACCTCGACCACCTCGGGATTGATCGGGCCTTCGTCGGCGACTTGTGCGACAGGCTCCTCGGCCTTGTCGCCGTGCATGAATGGACGCAGGCGCTCGGCGAGCAATGCAAGCTCGGCCTCGGTCAGCTCGCTCGGCGGCTTGATCTTCTCGCCGTCGATCACCTTCGACTCAGGCTGGCATCGCTTCTCATCGCCGCACATCTTCTCTTCATCGTCGTCGATCTTCGCCGCTTCGGCGTTCGCCCATGTCCTGCCGGGATCTCCGCCCCAAAGCGCCCAAGCGATGCGACCCGCTGACGGGTAGCCTTCCTCTCCGGGGCTCCAGCCTTGGCCTTGCTTGTCCACCTCGTGACGTGCGAAGTAGCTCACCATGCGCATGATCGTGTCATCGCTCAGGTTCGCTCCGTTGGCGATATCTCTGGCTCTAGCCACGCCGACAGCAGTGCCGCCTCGTCCGTACTCTTCACGCCAAGCGAGTCCACGCTCGGCTTCTTCCCTTGCGCCTTGTGGCGGGGTTCGATCTGCCGCCTTGCCACTAGCATCAGAAGGCGTGCCGCTAGTAGGTTCGCCAGTTGGCGTTGAAACATCGGCTCCACTGTCAGCAGACTTCGATCGCTCGGCGCGGATTCGCTCGATAGCGTCGAGGTATCGCTGCGCCTTTTCGCTGATCTCTTCATCGACGATCTCCTCGTCTTCGATCTCTTCTTCCTCGATCTCTTCTTCCTCGATCTCTTCTTCCTCGATCTCTTCTTCCTCGGGCTCTTCGATCTCCTGCACGGGGATCGGTGCGCTCGGCATCATCGGCATCGGTTGCGGCTTGCCGAGTACGTTCTGCTCATCGGGCAATGGGTTCAAGCCTAAAGCTTGACGGTACTCGTTGAGATACACGGCACCGTTCGTGAAGCCTGCCGCCATGCGATTGGTTTGAAGCTC